ATAATCTTAAAGACCGTCCTTATTTTAATGAAGAGAATATTGATAAGGCTATCAGTCTAGGGACTAATTATGTAGATGAGGATTATGAATTAGAGATTAGGTCAGAGAACTCTAATCAATCTTCCACATCTGATAGATACCAAGTGCTAGAATACTGGGGCACTGTAGATAAAGAGTTTGCTATTGAGGCTGGCTTAGACCTTGAAGTAGAGACTGATAGCGAAGAGATTCAGATTAATGCTTGGGTTTGTAATGGAGAGATTCTCCGTATAGTCTTGAACCCATTCCAACCCTATCGTATTCCATACAATCTATTCTACTATGAGCGTAACCCTTATAGTATCTTTGGTATTGGTATCCCAGAGAATATGAGTGATAGTCAGGCTGTTATGAATGGGCATGCTCGTATGGCTATTGATAACCTAGCTCTCTCTGGTAGTACAATCTTTGATATTGATGAGAGTGCTCTAGTATCTGGTCAGAGTATGGAGATATACCCCGGTAAGATATTTAAACGTCAATCAGGTATGCCGGGTCAAGCAGTACACGGGATTAAGTTTCCTAATACCACCATTGAGAACATGCAGATGTTCGATAAGTTTAGGCAGTTGGCTGATGAAACCACTGGCCTACCTTCCTATTCACATGGTCAGACTGGCGTACAAAGTACCACTCGTACAGCAGCAGGTATGTCTATGCTAATGGGGGCTGCCTCTCTGAACATCAAGACTGTCATCCGTGGTATAGATGACCTGCTGCTCCGTCCTCTCGGTGAAGCTTATTATAACTGGAACTTCCAGTTCTATAAGGGGAGCCTTCCTATCAGAGGCGACTTGGAGGTTAGGGCTGATGGCACTAGCTCTCTGATGCAGAAGGAAGTGAAGGCTCAGCGTCTTACACAACTTCTTCAAACAGCGGCTAATCCAGCAGTGGCTCCATTCGTTAAGCTCCCTAACATTGTCAAAGAGATTGTTAAGACAATGGATCTATCTGCTGAAGACTTTGTATCTACAGAAGAAGAGGCTATGATTTATGCTACAATTATTGGTAAGCAGAATCAGATGATGCAAGGTAATCCCCCTGAACAACAGATAGCTGGAACTCCTTCAGGAGAAGCTCCACCACCTGAGCGACCCGGAGCACAAGGGTTCTCTGGCACACCTAGAGGAGCCGCTAATGGAGAATAATCTTTATAGCGGGTTAAAGCTGCTACAAGAAGGCACCCCTTTAGCAAATGCTTGGAAAGAGTATATCACATATTGTATGAATAGGAATATGGATTTACTTGCTAGGGCTGAGACAGATACAGAGATTTTTAGATTACAGGGTCAGCATAAGCTTTATAAAGAAATGATGATACTCCCTACAAGTATTAAAAGGAATAATGAGAATGCCTAATGAACAACAAGCCGGTATGATGAGTCCAGATATTATGCCAGAGGCTATGGCTCCAGATGAAGTTGGGGTAGAGCAAGGCTTTGGAGAAGATGAGAAAGCTGCGCTATCTCTTGCTATTGAGCAGTTCCCTATCGTAGGCACCATCCTAGAAAAACTTATGGAAGCTGCTGCCCCTCCTGCTGAGTCTCCAGAGGACACAGTGAAGGCCAACCTATCCCCCGGTGAGTACGTCATTCCTAAAGATGTAGTGCTTGATAAAGGCAAAGGGTTCTTTGATAAGCTACTTGAGTCTGCTACAAAGTCTAAAGAAGAAGGTATGCCTGTAAGAGGTAACACTGAGAAAGCATATGCTGGCGGCGGTTATGTTACAGAAGATGGCATCTTTGAATCTCAGAAAGGTTTTGTAGAACAGATGTATGAGCAAGGTAAGGAGACCCAGAAGAATCTTCTACATAAAGAGAGTGGGTTTAATTACGCTGAAGGTGGTTTTGTAGATAATATCCTTAGCTTATTCGGGGGTTCAGAAGATACAGATGAAACCCCTTATTCAGTGGGAGGGATTACTCCAGAGATGCGTCAAGCAGATCCAGAACTAGATTTCTATTTAAACGAATTACAAGGCGGTGCTGGTAAAGGAAGAGCTATTAACTGGCTCAAGCAGAACTACCCGCAGTGATAAAAAGATTTGTCTAATAGCCCTCGCAAGAGATACCTATTAGATATTACACTGGAGAGGATACCCATTTGGCCCCTCTCTTTAAATGCCGAAAGGCACAACCTCTAAGCTACCTTACGAACATTAGTAGTAGTAAGCCCTAGGAGATATAAATGACCGAAGTAGTATCAGGAGCACAAGCCCCTAACCCTTATAATGCTAAATCTACTCCACAAGGAGTTCCACGAGGCATCCTTAACGCTAACGATAAGCTTGGTAATACCCCAGAACAGAAAGTAATTCCTGTTGAAGAGAGTGACCCAGCAGAAGATATTAAAGCAGAAGGATTGCCAGATGTACCAGTGGAAGATTCCATTGAGAAGTTTAAGAAAGTAGATTATAAGAAAAGGTATGACGACCTTAAGCGACATTATGATTCTAAGCTTAATGAATTCAAAGCTAAAGAAGAGAAGATGTCACAAAAGATTAAGGATGGAATGCCAAAGTATGTCCCACCTAAGACCCCAGAAGAACTGGCTACTTTTAGAGAAGACGATCCAGAAGCATATGCTACAATAGAAGCTATTGCTGATCTTCGGTCGCAAGAACGAGCCAAAGAAGTGCAAGAGAAGTTGGATGCTATTGAAAGACGTGAAGCAGATATTGCTAAGAAAGAAGCTTTCGCGCAACTGGCTAAGCTACAACCTGACTTTGAGGAGATCAAAGAGACCCAAGAGTTTCATGACTGGGTTCCTAATCAACCTCAAGATATTCAAGATTGGTTGTACAGAAGCTTCAATGCTAACCTAGCCTCTCGTGCTATTGACTTGTTCAAACAGGACGTAGGATGGAAGAAGCCTGAAGTTAAGGAAAAACCTAAACCAAAGGAAAAACCTTCTGCTGCCGAAATGGTAGATGTCTCTACTAAGTCTGTACCTTCTACTAAAGAAAAGAAGATATGGACTACAAGTGAAATTAAGAACCTAAGCCGACATAACATTGCTGAGTACGAACGCCAAAGTGGTGAGATTGACAAAGCTTTCTTTGAAGGACGGGTTGTTAAAGGCTAACATAAAACTAAACTAACTTAAAAGGTAATTAAAAAATGGCAAGTTTTGAAGGCGGTTCAACCGTCAACTTCGGTAGCGCGGTCACAGGCCAAGCGAACCAATTCTGGTCTCCAGAGATCTTCTCGGCTAAAGCTCAAGTAGCTTTCCGTAAAGCATCTGTTGTAGAGGCTATCTGTAATACTGACTATATGGGTGAGATCACTGGTTATGGTGATACCGTTAATATCGTCAAAGAACCTCAAATCACAGTGTATGATTATACTCGTGGTGCTACTATTACCAATACTGCGCTGACCGATGAAGAGCTTACACTCATCATTGACCAAGCAAAGGCATTCCAATTTAAGATTGATGATCTTGAAGTGCGCTTTGGTAATGTAAACTGGCAAGCTCTGGCTGCTGATAACGCAGGTTATAAGCTCAAAGATGCTATGGATACTAACGTACTGGCTGCTATGGCTGCTGCTACTGGTATTCAAACCTATGGCTCTGCCACTGATGCACTTGACGTAGGTCATGCTTCTGGTGAGCTTGATCCTCTAAACGTACTATCTCGTCAGGCTCGTCTTCTAGATGACCAGAATGTACCGGAAGAGAATCGTTGGGTGATTGCATCCCCTGAGTTCTATGAGCAACTGGCTGATACCAGCTCTAAGCTGATGTCTGTTGACTACAACAATGGAGAAGGCAGTCTTCGCAATGGTCTGGTAGCATCAGGACAACTGCGTGGCTTTAAGCTCTATAAGTCTAATAACATTCCTACTTGGACTGGTACTGGTACTTCCAGTGGCCTGTCTGGTAACTATGTTATGGCTGGTCATATGAGCGCAACCTCTTGTGCATCTGCATTTGAGCAAACTGAAACCATCCGTGACCCTGCCACCTTCGGTGACATCGTTCGTGGTCTTCTGGTGTTTGGACGTAAGGTTCTTCGTCCAGAAGCAATCGTTAAAGCTTATGTTTCTATCGACTAATCATCGGTAGTTAGTAAGTAACAGCTTAATCTAGGGGTAGCTCCCCTAGCCTAATTCAAAAAATAAGCAGAGGATAAGAAAATTTCTACTACATACTTAGAACTTGTGAATGAAATGTTGTATGAGATTAATGAAGTTCCTCTTACTTCTGCTAATTTCGCTTCGTCTACTAATATCCAACGCTTTGTACGGTCAGCCGTTAATAGAGCGTATAAGGATCTCCATGACGAGGAACATAAATGGCCTTGGATGGCTACTGCTTCTAGCTCTAATGAGTATCTTGGTAATGTTTATGTAGAGACTATAGAGGGGCAGAGGTGGTATAACCTAAAGGCATCAGCAACTACCATAGATGACCAATATGCATACGTTGACTGGAACTCTTTCACTCTAACAGAGGAAGGGGTTTCTGGTAAAACAGCTCCCTACGATATTACAAATCTCCCTGAGATTACAATCACTGATTGGAAGAGATACTTTGCTCCATCGGAGGAAAGGGATAAGTCAGACCAGCAAACATATGGTCAACCTAAGAGAGTGATTAGATATCCAAATGAAACACAGTTTGGTATTAGCCCTATCCCAGATGGTGTGTATAGGATTTACTTCTTTGCATGGGATCAGCTAACAGCATTAGTTAATCATGATGATGTTATAGTTATTCCTTCTCAGTATGTACCAGTGCTTATAGCGCGTATTCGATATTATGTCCACCAGTTTAAGAGCAAC